CCGCGGATCAGCCCGATCCGGTCATTGTCTCGCGCGGTGTGCTCGATATAATCGGGTGCCACGCCGTCAAGCTTGGCGGCCTCCAGAGAGTGGTGTCCATCTTGGATGACCTGGTACTCCTCCTCATCTATAGTGATGACCGGCGACACGTGGACGGTGTAATCCCGCGCCTCGCGCTTGGCCTGGACGGTATCGTCGTCAAGATGCCGTTGAGAGCTTATTATCATTACCATTTTTTTCTCCTGCCCCAAGTAATCCGCGAGGCGCCGGGCATAGCTAGATCGCTATCGTTAATACTAATATACGGCACATTGCGCCTATTGTCAATAGGTATTTTCGATAAATTTAAAATATATTTTAGAGTACCAGCAGGATGATTAATTAATATCGCAGAGGAAAATGAGCCGCAACACGAAATTACAATAAAAAAGGCTGAACTTCCCCCCCCCAATATTATTCGGTTTTAGGAGAAAAATATTGTTTGACAACCGATAAAAATAAAAGGGATAATGCAGATGTGCATTAAAATATAAATAGCACGGAGCAGAAATGCCGCGCAAAGGCACTGGGCAGGTAGGGCCGGGAAGACCAAAAGGGTCCAAGAATAAAGGGCGTAGGGTCGAACGTAAAATTCCGTCCGACTCCGAATTATCCGCAATTCTCAAAAAAAGAGAAACGCCGCTTGAATATCTGGTATCCGTCTACACCGATACAAACCAGCCCACTGCCATCCGCATAGAGGCGGCAAAATCCTGCCTCCCCTATTTTCATAAGCGCCAGCCGCAGATAGTGCAACAGACCGGCGACGAAAAGAGTCCGTTATTGTTCCGAATTATTTATAGCGGGCAGGCGGACGATGCTGGCGGATAGGGATACCGCCGCCGCCAGTATAGAATTTTCTTACAAACACGTCCCAACTTTGGAACGGTTTGCCCGGTCAAATGCGCGGCTACGCGGGGTGATGGGGCCGATAGGGTCGGGGAAAACTGCGGCGTGCGGCCCGATCGAAATCCTGCAACGCGCAAACCGGCAAGAACCAGCCCCCGACGGGATCAGATACACGAAATGGCTAGTAGTCCGCAACACGCGCGCCCAGTTAAAAGACACCACAATCCGCACGTTTTTCGATTGGATACCCCCAGTGTTCGGCCTGTTCAACAAGAGCGACCTCAACTATTATCTACGGTTTAACGACGTGGACTGCGAAATCATGTTCAGGTCGTTGGATTCGTTTGACGATCTAAAAAAGATCAAATCGCTGAATATCACCGGCTCGTTTGTCAACGAGGCCCCGTATATCCCGTTGGCGGTCATCAACACAATCATGGAACGGTGCGGGCGTTACCCGCGTGGGCGGTTAGGGACCCCCACTTGGTATGGGTTATGGATGGACGCAAACGCCCCAGACGAGGATTCGTGGTGGTACTCTATGGCAGAAGTTCGCCGTCCCGCCACCTCTAAGTTTTTCCGCCAACCCTCCGGTCGGTCGCCCGCCGCAGAAAACATCAACAACCTGCCGCCGACATATTATGCCGACTTAATAAGTTTGAACGGGGAAGAGTGGGCAAAAATCAATGTGGATGCGCAGTACGGGTTCCTGAAATCCGGGAAACCGGTGTTTCCCGAATATAATGATTCTATCCACTGCCTTGAAATCGCCGAACCTGTACCCGGCGTCCCGGTGGGGCTGGGGATTGATCAGGGGTTATCCCCGTCCGTTGGGTTTTTCCAGACCCTGCCATCCGGACGGGTGATCGGGTTCGACGAATTCATCGGAGATAACATTGGGGCCGAAAATTTTGTCCCGGCGGCTCTTCAACATTTTGCGCGCGCCTACCCAACGTTGAAACTGGACGAACATGGGGTTATCGGCGATCCGGCTTCGTATTCGCGGTCCGACGTTGATGAGCGGACGGTGGCTAGCATTTGGAACGCGCACCTGCAACCACGCGGCGTGGCGATGCGGGCCGGGGTGCAGACCATTCAGTTACGGCTCGAATCCGTTAAATTTGGGTTGAGTAGGTTGATTGGTAAATACCCGGCGTTCATCATCCATCCCCGAATGAAGAAGTTGCGGAAGGCTCTTGCCGGGAGATACTGCTACCGGAAACTTAATGTTAATTATGCGGACAAATATTCGGACAAACCGGAAAAGGACGAGTGGAGCCATATCGCCGATGCGACTCAATATTATCTTGCCCACGTCTTTGGCGGACACCTGGTTTCGTCCCGGCGGGACGATGGGGCCGATGACGATTATCAACGCAACGAGCAACGCGGCAAGGGTGGGCGTAGCGAGATAACGGGGTACTAAATACATTGGAAACAAGGAGACCGGTTAATGAGGAAAATCAACACCCCGCTAAAACTGTCTGAAATTATCGCGGCGGACAACGTCGCTGAATTGATCGAGGAAAACGACCTGGCGCTTATCGCATCCGACCTGCTGGCCGGAGTGCAGATGGACTCCGCCTCGATGGACAGTTGGAAGAAACAGTACTGCAAACTGGTGGAGTCCGCCATGTTGGTGGCTAAAGAAAAAACAGAACCTATTGGGGCGATGTCCTCAAATGTGAAAGTCCCGGTCATCACTCAGGCCCTGCTTCAGTTCGTGGCGCGGGCGTATCCGGCGTTCGTTGACGGGAACAGGGTGGTTAAATGCAGTGTGACAGGTGACGACCCCGACGGGGAGAAGGCCGGACGGGGGAAACGAATTTCGGAACATATGAGTTACCAGTTATTGGAGGAGATGGAAGACTGGGAATCGGACACAGATAAACTGCTCCTTGCGTTAGCTAATGGCGGGACGGCGTTCCGTAAAATCTGGTGGAACGCGGACGAGAACCGCCCGGAATCCAAATACCTGCCAATAGACAATATTATTTTCGACAACAACGGAGATTCGCTGAAAACCCTCCATCGGGTGACTCACGCTTTTTACCTGCGACCAAGGGAGATAGAGGAGCGTATCCGCGCCGGGGCGTTTATCCCATTTGAATACACAGAATCGGGCGGCGGCGGGACAAGGGTGGAGACGGTGGAGATCCGGGGCAACACGACCCAAAACGAATCCACGCCAGACACCGACGCGCCGCAGTTGTTTTATGAAACCCACACGTTCCTTGACCTGGACGGGGACGGGTATCAGGAACCATACATTGTGACGTTCCACCCCGCCAGTCAAAAAACCTTGCGTATAGACATCCGGTTTTACGAAGACGAGATACGGATGGGCAAAAACAACACGGTACAAAAAATTACTGCGACCGAGCATTTTGTGGCATACACCTTATTTCCGGGGTTTACCGGGTTTTTGGGCGTGGGTATCGGCACAATCCTCTACCCAATGACCGAGTCTATGGCGACGCTGATAAACCAGCTTACCGACGCGGGGACAATGTCCAATCAACCGGCGGGGTTTGTAAATGGGTTGTTCTCCGGGAATAAGGGGACCATCCGGTATCGGCCTGGTGAAATACAGTCGGTGACTGGGGCGATGTCCGGCACCGTGCGGGACGCTTTTCATTTTATCCCAATCGCGCCGCCATCAATGGTGTTGTTTCAACTACTGGGATTCATCAGTGACTCGGCTGAAAAAGTCAGCATGTCGTCCAACCTCCTGGCCGGGGCTTCGCCGTCGGGCAATCAGCCCGCGACTACAACCGTGGCGTTGATAGGCGAAGGGCAAAAATCGTTTAGCGGGATAATGAAACGGGTATTGAAATCCGCGAAAAAAGAGTTCCGGCTATTGTTCGAGCTGAACAAACGGTATCTGCAACCACAGGTGTACGCCTCTATCAGCGACAACAATAAAGTCGTGCAGAAAACGGATTATGAAGGGGACGGCACGGACGTACAACCACAAGCGGATTTGTCCATGATTACGGACACGTCGAGGACGACGATGGCCCAGGCATTGCTCCAAATGGTCGGTCAGCCGGGGATTAACCCGAACGAAATCCAGAAATACGTCCTGGAAACCATGCGGGTGGAAAACCCGGAACGGTTTTTGGTTCCACCTCCACAACCACAGGATCATTCGCAAGACCCCGCCGCGTTGGGCGCAATGGCCGAGTTGGAGATCAAGGCGAAAAAACTCGCTCTGGACACAGCCATAGCGGCGGTGGAGATGGAGTTGAAAAAGGCGCAAACGCTAAAAACCGAGGCCGAGGCCATGCAGGTGTCGGCGACCACGCGGATAAACCAATCGGCTCACCAGCAGGCGGCGGGGGAGAGGATACTGGCGGCGTTGAACCAGGACCCAATTCCGCCCACTGCGCCTCCATCCGAACCGCCTGTTACAGGGCAAGCTATGCCTCCAGGACAGCCCTCTCCGGCTCCCGCTGAATGGGCCTCGACTGCGACTCCGGGCCCAGGTCAACCACAACCAGCCCAGGAAGGTCAACCACAGCCATGAACGTAAAAGGGGTATCTCACGAAGAACAGGACGATTGGCGGGCGATGCCGATGACAAAAGCGGTGGGGTGGGCGATGAAACAGGAAATACTCACACAGACGGAATCTATTGTGAACGGCCTCGAAGAAATAAACGACCCAAACCAGGCGTTCCGCCTGGTTGAACACGCCCGTGGCATGTCGCGGATGTACAACTTTTTTATGGAGATCGCTGGACAAAATGATTGATATAACCCCTTGTGGACACCGTTTATTGATTAAACCAAAACTGGCAGAAGAAGTCACTAAAGGCGGGTTAATCATCCCAAGCGCGGCGCGGGACAAAGAACAACATGCGACCACGGAAGGAACTATCCTCAAGATCGGGCCACAATGCTGGTTGGCGTTCGCCGACGGCAAACCGTGGGCGGAAGTGGGTGACACGGTTATTTACGCCCAATACGCCGGGCATACAGTGAGAGACCCTGAAACCGGCGGGTTGGCGGTGTTGCTTAACGACAACGACATCATCGGGATAAAAAGGGAGGGATAACCAACAATGCTGAACCCGAAAGAAAACGACGACGGGTCAATAGATTTAATCGAGGATTTTAGCGAGGGCGCCACGCCGCCCGCCCCAGACGATAAAAGGTTTGACAACCCTCCTCTGCCCCAGTCCCCCTCCAACGATTCTGAAGGGGACGATGAGGGACAGGAGTTATCCCTTCCCGATAAATTAGACGAGGATGAAAAGGACGTTGAACTTTCCGCCTACAACGACATTATTGAAAAAGAGGCGCGGCGGCGCGGGTGGGAGTCGCCAGAGGAACGCGCGAAAAGGGGGCTTAAACCGGGGGTGTCCGCGATGGAGTTTGTCCATCGCGGACAGTACATATCGCAAGACCCTAAAAAGCTGGCGCGGATGTTGACGGAAAAAGACCAGGACATCACCCGCCTTCAAGAAGCTGTGTCCACGCACAGCGCGGAGATGAAGAAGTTCCAGGATTTTCACGCCCGACAATTGAAACTGGAACGGGCAAAGACCATCCGGGAGTTGACGGAGGAGCGCAATAAAGCCTTGGTAGACGAAGGAGATGAAGATAAAGCCGGGCAACTTGACGACCGTATCCGTCTGGTTAAAAACGAGATGGAAGCCGATGCCGCCACCCCGTCTGTGTCTGCGCCTGCGGGGAAAGAAATGGTGCGTAACGTGGAAATACCACCCGGCGCCGTCCCGGAGTTTAAACGGTTTATCGAGGAAACAGACTGGTTTGGGACGGACGTAAAAAAAACAGAGTTTGCCAAGGCGTTCGCGGCGTACCTGACGAATTCGGGCGCCGGGAAAGAAATGTCGAACGCTGATTTTTACAAAACCGTGAAGGATCGGACGGAGAAAGAATTTCAGACACACAAACCCCCTGTTATTAGCGGGAAACGCGGCGGCGGCGAGACCCGGCCCGGCAAAACCCGCACGTTCGCGGATTTGGCGCCGGACGACAGGAAAGTAGCGCGTCGGATGATAGAAAATTCCGGGATATCGGAAACGGAATATATGGGTACATTGGAAGGAACCGGCTATTTCGCCGAAAAATAAAAACTTGACACGGAAAGGATGTCGTGATATGAAAGAACATAACAAGGGAAATTTTCCCTTAAAGGAGGCCGCCGCCGGGCAACTTGGCGAGGCCATTCCAGCCATATCAGCCGCTCCGGTAGTAGGAGTAGGCAACCAGCCCAAATACAGCCCTAACGACCCCCATCTGAACCAAGTTTTACGGCCAGACCGCAAGCCGATGAATCGGCGCGTAGTCCTTGGCGGACGCGCTTCGAGCAATGAGTTTGTCCCCCGGTGGGTGAAAAACGCGCCAGAGAGGATGAAACAGGCGGAAGAAGCCGGGTACAGGGTTGTTAACCTGTCCCAGGATACCGGCGAAGGGTTCAATACAGGGGAGCCGACGCAGATTGCGGGTAGCGTCATTACGCGGAAAGGCGCGGATGGCGAATTGATCCTGATGGAAATCAGGAAAGATTTCTACGAGCAAGACCGGTCGGAGGACGGCAGGCAAATAAAAGAACTTGAGACGGAGATAACCAGACCCAACTCCGCTAAAGGGCGCGACAAGGTTTATGACGAAACCAATATCCGCCCTAAAAAAGGAGTTGCCACAAATGGACTTTAGGAGATTTATAAATGGCAAACGCAAACAACGCGATGGGGTTCAAACCCGTCGCGGGTGCGGATGGTTTTAGGGTAACGCGCTATTTCATCCCGGCGACGGACGGGAACGCTATGTTCATCGGCGATCCCGTCATCCTGGCGGGTAGCGCAGACGCGGAAGGGACGGCGGCGACCGTCGTTCTGGCCACGGCGGGGACGCCAAACCCGACAGTGGGTATGATAGTGGGTTTTGAACCGAACCGGGGCGACCTTTCAGTTAAACACAGGCTGGCGTCTACTGCCCGGTACGTCCTGGTCATGGACGACCCGGAGGCCATATTCGAGGCGCAGGAAGACAGTGTCGGGGGCGCGCTGGCGGCGGTGGATGTCGGCCTGAACATAGATTTCGTCGCCGGTTCCGGCAACACCACCAGTGGTTATTCCGGTTACATGCTCGATTCCAGCACAAAAGCGACTACGGCGACCTGCCAGTTTAAGCTTTTGAGGTTGGTGAACCGGGCTGATAACGCCCTTGGCTCTTATGCCAAATGGCTCGTAAAGATCAACAATCACCAGTACCAGGGTTCGACCGGTACGGCTGGCGTATAAAGGAAGGATAAAAAATGCCCGTCACAAATACCGGATCAATCTCAAAACTCTTGCAGGCCGGGATATCTACGGTTTTCCAAAAAACCTATAAAGAAAAACCCGCACAGTGGTCAAAACTTTTCGAGGCGCGAACCTCCAAGAAAAACTATGAGGAGGACGTTGGCCTGACCGGGTTGGGTCTAGCCCAAGTCAAACCGGAAGGACAGGGAGTCCAGTACGACGAGGAAACCACGGATTACATCCACAGGTATATCCATGTGGTGTATGCTTTGGGATTGGCAATCACCGAAGAGGCGCTTGACGACGATCAGTACGCGGTGTTGGGAGCCAGGAAAGCCGCGTTGTGCGCGTTTTCTATGCGGCAAACCAAAGAGATTGTCCATGCGAACGTGTTTAATCGCGGGTTCAACGCCTCTTACCCAATTGGCAACGGGCAACCGTTGTTCTCGTCCGCGCATCCTCTTGCGGGCGGCGGGGTGGGACGGAACCAGCTGGCCGTCGCCGCCGACCTGTCTGAACTGGCCCTCGAACAGGCCCTGATTGACATCGCAGACATCCGCACCCCGCGAGGGATGCGGATCGCGCTGGACGGAGTCAGCCTGCATATCCCCAAATCTTTACAGTTCGAGGCTGGGCGGATACTCCAATCCACGGGACAGAACAATTCCGCCAACAACGCGATCAACGCTATGAAAGAAGCTGGCGCGTTCAAAGGCGGGGTCCACTGCAACGACTATTTCAGCGACGCGAACAACTGGTTCATCAAAACGGACTGCCCGGAAGGGTTAAAAAGTTTCCAGCGCCGTGCGCTTCGCGTGAAAGAGGACAACGACCACGACAGCGGAAACATGCTGTTCAAAATTGATGAGCGGTACTCCTGCGGAGTCACCGACTGGCGGGCGGTTTTCGGGTCCGCCCCGGCGTAGGTTTTATGCCCCGGAAGGTTCTACGCCTTCCGGGGTTTACTAAGTGGATGAGGGGAATCCCCCCTTGTTGGAGAACAATGTTCACGAAAGGATTTAGATCATGCCTACTCGATTTCCCGGCGGGTTGACCACCGCAAAATCTTCTGAAACGCTGGGGATGTTCATAGACGTAGACCCCACGAAATACCACCTGTATTTTGACGATTTCGACGTTTACACCGCCGCAAACTGGACGGTCACGGAAACCGGCGCGGGTACACGCGCCATAAACGACGAAGACGCCGGGGCCTTGCTTGTCACGAACGCGGCGGGAATAGCCGACGCCAACTATTTCCAGCTTCTTAAACAGACGTTCACATTCACGGCTGGGAAGAAACTCTGGTTCAAAACCAGATTCAAGATAAGCGATGCGACGTTGGCGGATTTCATTATCGGGTTGCAAATTAGAGACACTACGCCGCTGGCCGTTTCCGATGGCGTGTACCTGTTCAAACCCACGGGCGCGGTTTCGCTTAAAGGGTATCAGGATTTCAACAGCGCGCAGGTGATAACCACGTTGGCGGATTTGGCGAACGGGACTTACGTTACCGCCGGGTTCTATTTTGATGGCGTGTCAACGATATCCTGGTTCGTTAACGACGCGATGGTGGCCCGCTCGTCCGCCGCAGTCACGTTGCCCACAACGTCGCTCTGCGTCTCTTTTGGCCACAAAAACGGAGAGGCCGTCGCCAAAATATTGAACCTCGACTACATCCTGGCGGCCAAAGAAAGGTAGTAGTTTATGAGGCCAATAAGCCGATTTTATACCCCGACGGGCTTAAACGCGACGGGGTTCTCCTCCAACGTAACCGGGGCGACATGGCCGTTGACGGCTACAGAAGTCGGCGATGGGCTGGCTCACCAAGTCACCATTCATGGAGACGCCGCTACCGACCATTCGCTCAAGACGGCGGTCATCACCGGTTCCGACGCAGACGGGCGGACGCAGACGGAGACCGTGGCGTTACCAAACGGCGCAACCACGGTAACGTCCACAAAGTATTTCAAGGTTGTGACCAGCGTAGTCCCGTCGGCGACCATCGGGGCCGATACAATGGATATAGGTTGGAACAACCTCTGCGCCACACCCACGGTTGTTTGCGACCCGTACCGGAAATCCCCGCCGAGGTTGACGGTGACGGTCACCGGGACAATAAATTTCACAGGGGAAGAATGTTTTGAGAACATCCTTGAGGAAGGCGTGACCCCTACCTTTTTCGCAATCACGGCGTTGACCAGCAAAACGGCGAACACGTCCGGCAGTTCGACGGGCGCGTGTATCGGGTTGCGTGTGACTACGGCCTCGTTTACAGCCGGAGCCACATTCACCCTGCTTGTTTCCCATTTAGGGTAAACGGCGGTGGCCTGGGAAAAGGGGTCGGCCAACGGGGATTGTGATATTTGCGGAGAGACGTATAAAACGTCCCAACTGAAAAAACAGTGGAATGGCCTGATGGCGTGTGACGGGTGTTGGGATACAAGACATCCGGGCGACCTGCCGCCGCGTGGCGTTGGCAGGGAACGGAACCGCGTAAAGAACCTGCGTCCGCGAGGCGACTTGGAGTTTTTATTGCCCGGTGACGTTACGGAGAACGACTTGTGACGACATCGGGCGTGACCGCGCTAGCGTTTACGGGTAACGACGTCATAGCTATGGCTCTGCGACAAATCGGCGTTTACTCAAAAAACGAGGTGATAGACGCTAACGATTTGGAAGACGCGACGCGGGTTTTAAACCTGTTACTGCTGTCATGGCAGAATAAGGGGTTGTCGTTGTCAAGAGCGCAAGACTGTTACCTGTTTCTCAAAAAAGGGCAGTATCGGTATGTCTTGGGAGGCGCGGCATCCGAACATATTACCGATCGGTATACCAAAACCGCGTTGGCGGCAATAGCCGCTATCAACGATGGAAACGTAACATTAACCGACACGACGGGATTGACGACTGGTGATTTTATTGGCGTGTTGATGGATACCGGCGTGATCCACTGGACGACCGCCACCACCCAAACGAACCCTGTTGGGTTGACGACCCCCATGTCCGGCCCTGCGGCGAGCGGCGCGGCAGTCTACTTCTATACAACGAAAGTGTCGCGTCCGTTGCGTCTGTTATCCGCCCGGCGACGGACTCCGACCCTTACGGACATTCCGTTTGGCGATCCTGTGGCGCGGGAAGATTACAACCGGATGCCCAACAAATTTGGCACGGGGACGCCCAACGTCGTTTATTACGACCCGTTACGCGACACTTACGGACATCTGTATCTCTGGCTACCTCCATCACACGAGAAAGATATATTGTGCCTAACGGTGATCCGCCCGATCGAATTGTTTACATCGGGTTCCCAAACCCCGGACGTCCCGGCGGAAATGTACGAGGCGTTGACTTGCAACTTGGCGTTGAGGTTAGCGAACGAATATCACGAAGTCAACCCGGAGATATACGCAAAAGTACAGGCGGCGGCGACCTCAAGCCTTATGGCCGCCAGTATGTTTGACAACGAACTGGCCCCTGTAAAATTCGAGCCTGAAAGGTAAAGATGGCTAATTTATACCCGTTGCCTAAACAACATTATCACGCGCCGGACGGGGCGTTGGCGGTCGGTTACCAACTCTGTTTTTTTGAGCCGGGAACCGCAAACCCAAAGACTACATGGCAAGACCCGTTACAGGTTGCGACAAACACCAACCCTGTGATCCTGGATGCGCGTGGCGAAGCCGACGTATGGTTAACCGGAACGTATGACGTGGCGTTAAAAACGCCGGGCGGCGCGACCGTATGGACGGTTTTGGCGTATTCGGGAGGCCCCATTTCCACGGTTTCCACGGCTCAAGAAGGTCTGGTTGAAAACGGGAGTTTTGAAACGAACGCTATAGATAACACGATCCCCGATGGTTGGGATATTACGACGTACAACCCGTCGGGGGTGTTCACCTACGACGCGACCACGCAATCCAACGGGTCTAAATGCGTGAAGTTCACCAGCGCAGGGGTTGGCGGCGGGTACGCGCAGACATCCGGTTATATTGTGGCCGATGAGTTAGCGACATACGAAATCGCGTTTAAATACAAAACGGACATAGCAAACGTGCGGGTGGTGGCGGAAATTTTCTGGTACACGGGGACGTTGGGGAGCCTTGCGCCAACAACGGTATTGGACGATTCAGCGACTAACCCGGCGGTCTGGACGCTTAAATCGTACGGGGTCACGCCGCCCGCCACGGCCAGGTACGCAAAGATAAGGTTAACCGGATGTCATTCGTCCGTGGGTACGCATGGGAGCGCGTGGTTCGATAACGTAGAATTGCGCCGGACGGTTTCCCTGACAACCGGCGTGTCTGGGATACTGCCGATAGTAAACGGCGGCACGGGTGGGATACTGCCGATAGTAAACGGCGGCACGGGCCAGGCGACGGCGAACACCGCGTTAAACGCACTGATCCCCTCCCAAGCCGCCGCCAAGGGCAAAGTCCTTTTGACCGACGGCTCTAACACGCTATGGACACCTCTCCCGCGTAAAAACTTCGTCACCAACGGCATAGGCTCCGTGGCGCAAAGAGACACGGTGGGGGGGACGGATGTGCTCAAAAACGCCGCCGCAGGCGTGGCGGTACGGGGCTCGTGCGACATGTTTTCCGCCTATTGGTCGGGGACTGCTTGTACGGCGGGGTCACTGTATCAATACTCCTCTGCCGCTGTTGGCAGGACAGGATACGCCCACCGCTTTGCCAACGTAACTCTCACCGGGACGGGGGTTTTATACCACCGCACACGGATAGAGTCTAAAGACGCAAAAGCGTTAAAGAACCAGTCCGCCAGCTTCCAGGTTAAAGTCCTGCATGACATCGGAGTCTCCGTGAACTTTCGTTTATACGTTTACAAAGCCGACAGCGAGAATAATTTCACCACAGTCACGCTGATCGCGGCTAGCGGCTTTGTCGGCGTGGGAGATTCCATCGCGACCCCGATCCTTTTTGAAAACGTCTCGATGGGCGACTGCTCTAACGGGATCGAAGTATTGGTTCAAATATTAACCGGCGCCATCGCAGGCAAAAATATATACCTGACCGAGTACCAGGCTGAAGTCGGCTCCGTGTCCACGGATTTCGAGTACGAGTCTTTTTCCCAAACGCTATCGCGGTGTCAACGGTATCTACCCGCGCTCATATCATCATCTGTAACACAAATGTTAGGGAACGGGTTAGGGCAATCTACGACGTTGGCATATCTCCATATCCACTTCCCCACAACAACGGCCAGAGTCTCCCCAGCTGGGCTTACGGCTTCAAATGGCGCCCATATCACATTGTATGATGGAGTAACAGGAACGACAAGTACAGCCATCGCGCTCGTTTGGTATTCGCCGGGGAGTGCGATGATTTCCGCTACGGTTGCGTCGGGATTGACTCAATTCAGGCCGTATATGGCTTACTTCAACAACGCATCAGCATACCTTCTATTCACAGGAGCCGAATTATGAGCTGGCAATACACAGACGAATCGGAAACGATTGTTTCTCACACGTTCCCTGATGGGACTTGCCAGTCGGGACGGGTTGAAAACCAGTTCGTTCAGGATTATCTCGCTGGTGGCGGGGTGATAGAACCCGCGTTCACACTGGCGGAACTGAAAAACAAAAAGATCGCCACCATCAACGGCGAATGTATGAGCCGTATCATTTTAAAATGGCCGCTGGGATTGCAATCGAGCATCAACATGGGCCTGTATCCGGCGCTTGTTGACCAATGCAAAGCCGATATCGCCGCCACTATAGACGCATCAAACACGCAGGGGCGGGATGTTGTGAACGCCTGCGCCAGCATAGCGGCTGTGCAGGCCGTAACAATCAATTGGCCTGTCATCTAACAATAAAGGAGTAATAAAAAAATGCCGAACGGAGTAAGTTTCGATTTGGTCTCGCATCAAGCCGATATTGCGAAAAAGAACGCGGCGAAATCCGAATACACCGCTGACCCAGACAAAGACAAGGTCACGCCAAAAGCTCTCAATGACCGGTTAGCGAGGGTGGAGAAACTGGTAGGGTTACGATGACGGAACTTAACGAGGAATGTTCAAAATTCCAAATCCAGACCGCCGTTGACATCGGGAAATTCGGGGTGAAACTCGACGCGATAAAAGACGAATTCCAGCGGACAAGCGAATCTACTATTGCGAGGTTGGAAGCGTTGGAACAGGAGAACAAAACGGTTTCCCGGATGGTGATAGGAGTTTTGTCTACGGGCTTGATAGGCGCGGCTAGTATTATTTATCGCAATTTGAGCGGCAAATAATGACGATCCGGGATTTTGCCCGGCATTATATAAACCCTCTACATATTTATTGTTGGCTATCGCGGATATTAGGAAAACGGGTGGCGTGGAAAATCGCCGCCTGGTTTGAACGTAAATTAAAGGCCGTGGAATGATAAAAATACTGGCGTTGATTATCGCCCTCGCCGGGTCTCCGTTACTGGCCCCCGTTTCCGCCAACCGGCTCCCATCTGTGGTGGAGTTCGCCCGACTTTTTTATGATGCGGATATCCAGAAACTGGCGGAGTTTATTGACGCCAATTGCGAATCCTGGCCGGACGTTGAAAAGGAAAACGTCATCGCCCGGTCGTTGGCGAACAAAGCCGAATTTTTGGGAGGGATGGGCGAAACAGTGGGTGATTCAGTTGTTTTTCACGCTTCCATCCGTCGGAATCAAGAGAGTTTCAGAGCGGTTATTTCTTTCAGTTTTTCCATCGCCGGGCGGATATCCCAAATCGCTTACGATGAGCGGCGTATGAACAGGCCGACGCACAAAGGCGACACGATATGAATAAGGATAGAGAATGAACCGCGCAGGGGTTGACCTTATAAAAAAATATGAGGGATTCCGTGGCGAGTGTTACCTGTGTCCCGGCGGCAAACCAACAATTGGGTATGGGCATGCGATCCTGCCGGGGGATGCGTTCGATGAACCGATAACGGAAGATTTTGCAGAAAAACTTTTACTGCGCGATATCGCAAAATTCGAGGCGCGGGTAGTTGATATCGTTCATACGGACGTGACGGAGAACCAGTTAGCGGCGTTGGTTTCGTTTGCGTACAACCTCGGCGTGGCGGCATTGAGAGATTCGACGCTTTTGAGGCTGGTCAATAATCACAACATGAAATCCGCCGCGTTGGAATTCGGGCGATGGAATCACGCGGGGGGAAAAGTCTTGGCGGGATTGACAGCCCGGCGCCAGGCCGAACGTGAACTTTTTGAGGCTAAACAGGAAAAATAATGATTGGCTGGTTGTCCAATAAGTGGAACTGGTTTGTGGATAATTTTCTACGATGAGGCGGTATGAAAACACTTGGTCGGGCGCTAACAGATAATGAGCGGGCTTTCGTCAAAGCATTTGGCGGGAATCAAGTATTAAACCAAATGGAGAAAAGCGAAAACATGACCTTCAAACAGTTCAATGACGAGATAAACGCCAATCCCGATGGTGGGTCAAGAGAGGTAGTTTCCCAACCCGTTTATCTGCCATCGGTACGAATTGGTTTTATCACTTTAAAATCTGTTTTCAGACAGATTATCAGGAAAATAACAGGAGGGTAAACGATGTACAAACTCGCAATAGCGGTTATCACGCTGGTCTGCGTATCATGCGCCTCATTGGGCGCGGAGGTCGGGGCGGGAAAACGGACGGAGATAACGATAGGAACGACCGTTAAATGCACGGGGACGGAACTAGACTGCGCGGATGCGGTGAAACAGTTTTTGGAAGGGATTAAGAAATGAGTAATTCATTACAAGTAATCCTTGCCGATATAGTTTTCTTTGTCGCGGGTGCGGCAATCGTTTTACTGGGATCATGCGGACGTATAGGGTCGAATGACATAACTAATATTATGTCTGGTAACCAAACCAGCAATCCGCCGGGTGGCGGTTCCACATCGCCAGTGGGCGTATACGATATCGTGATAGACACGGTATCCATGAGTTCAACCGGTACGCCACCTATCAACTCATACGTAGTTTATTTCACCGACCCCGTGGCAGTGAATACTTCTTTTACCGACGGGTATATTTTGCAGGTGGATGGCAATTTTGATGTCAAAGGCCTCTCCGCCATGAGTGGCAAAGGTTCCGCGCCGTGGGTTCCCGCCTCATCCGGTTCACACATGTTGGCGATATGGGACAGCCGGAGCAGGCATAGCGCCCCGTATGCGATTGTTACTCCATGATGACGCGGCAGGTTTAAACGAGGATTCTTAATCTTCGACGGGAACGAGTTAGTTAATTTAAAAGGAGAAGACAATGGGAGAGTTGTTAAAAGGAATGGTAGGAAAGAAAATATTAGGCCTGTTGGTAGGGTCTATTCTCATCCCCTTTCTCGCGGCAAAAGGAATAGATTTGGGAATCCCGGCGGAACAGCTATCAACTGTGATCTGGGCATTGCTTGGGCTGTTCGGCTCGCATCAATTCGGGCAAGGCATCGCGGACGGGTTGAGTGGCGGGGCTACGTCACTGCAAGGGTCTAAAATGACATAGCGGCGTAGCAAAGGTGGTTTCCAAAGGTTTCAAGGGCGGGAAGTAGATGCAAATTCCGTTTATTGGCATGATGACCGAAGCGCGGGAATTGCGCGTGAACGCGCAGAAACTCGTGAACCTGTATCCCGTCGTGGAAGGGGACGCGGCAAAATCGCGTGTGGCGTTGTACTCCACCCCAGGGCTTAAACCTTACAAAAGCATTGGGCTGGGGCCTTGCCGGTCAAATGGGGCGGTTTTCTGGAATAAGGCGTATTTTGTGAGCGGCGCCGAACTCATCCAAATTTCCGACGATGACACCGTCGTTGTCGTGGGAACCCTGGCGACAAACTATGGGCGGGTTATCATGGATGTGGGACGGAACGTCATCGGTCTCACAGACGGTCGCTACTGTTATTACTACGATGGGACGACTTTTGGAGTGGTGACGGATGTAGATTTCCCGTATTTGTGCGACTGGATCGTCAATATTCGCGGGTTCTGGATCGCTAACCAAACGTCTTCGGATACGTTCACCGTGTCGGATGTGGACGATATCACAAGTTGGTCCGCCCTGAACTTCGCCACGGCAGAACGCAAACCCGACCGGACAAAAGCTATGATGGCTATTGGGAACATACTCCTGTTGGTAGGGGAATCGTCCATCGAGGCGTTCCGGTTAACGGGCAACGCCGCGTTCCCGTTCGAGCCGGAACTGGGGTTTCTCTCAAACTGGGGGATTCATGCCCCGTATTCGCTGGCCAGGGGCGGCGAATCCGCGTTTTGGTTAGGGCAAACGGACGAAGGAGCTTACGCGGTCATGGAAGGGTCTATTAACGCCGGGTTCCGCAAAGCGTCCAACCAAGGCATAGAAGACATTATTGCCCGGTTGGGAACGAATTTTGGAGTCGCCGACGCGGAAGGGTTCTGCATCTATGATAAAGGCTCCCTGTTTTACGTCCTGACGTTTCCGCTGGCGGATGCGACTCTCGTTCTTGATACCGCGACCGGGGTATGGCACGAACGGAAAAGCCCAGGGATAGGCCGTTGGAGAGTGGGTGGGTATGTGTTTTTCAACAATAAACACATCGTAGGAGACTACGAATCCGGGCAGTTTTACACGCTGGATCGGGACTGTTACACCGACGCGGGCGAAGCGATAGAACGGACGTTGCGGACTCAACATATTTTCGACCCGGAAGGGAACCGGGCGATCCACCACGCTTATATCCAGGCCGAATACGCGCCGGGGGTAGGTTTAACATCCGGGACGGGATCAGACCCGGTTGTCCGCGTCCGATGGAGCGACGACGGCGGGTACAAATGGAGTAGTTTTATCCATTTAAAAATAGGGAAAGAAGGCGAACGAGACCGGATCGTCAAAACCCGACGGTTAGGGATGGCTAAAATGAGATGTTACGAGTTTCATACCGCAGAGCCTGTCCCGATAACGGTTCTGAACGCTTACGGGATAATAAAATGAAAAACCGGGCAATATCTCCGCCTCCGGGTAATCCAGGGTTTTTGATGGAATGGTATCGCCGCGTCGCTCAACTTTTACGGGTGGTAGACGGATATGAAATCTCATGGACACCCGCCCTTGTCGCTGGCAACTCCACAAACGACCAGACGGTCGCTGTGAAAGGGTTGAATGTTGACGACGTGGTGTACGTCAACCTCCCATCCTATGTCTCTGGCGTGGTTGTGGCTCACGCAAGGGTTGGCGCGGCGGACACGTTGAAAGTGACGTTTGCGAACGTGACGGCGGGTAATGTTACGCCCCCGGCTGGGACGTACAAAGTTATGGCGGTGAGGATATGATCTATACCCGGCGGGCGACGGTTTTAGACGTGCCGGTACTTACGGGCATGTGGATAGAGATGACGGAAGAGTCTACCGGCAAACGCCCGGAACCGTATGAGACGGCGATGTTTTTTTACACGGCGACAATACGTCTGTTCGACACCCGGCAATGTTATAACCATTTGGCGCTGTTGGCGTGTGACGACGAGGAGATTGTCGGGGGCATAATCGCTATGGATAAGGACGAGACAAAGGCGGTTACATATTTCGAGAATCTGTATGTGATAAAACCTTATCGTGGCAAAAAGGTTTCTTATCTGCTTGTGACAAAAGTGTTGGAGTGGGCGCAAGAACGGGGGGCTAAATCGTGCGAGATGATGGTGCGTCCCGATATCGCCAAATTTTACGAAAACCTGGGGTTCGAAACCGACCTTGTGCGGATGTCGCGGAAGATTGACGCCGCGCTGGTTTTAACGGCGCGGGGGGTCGCGTTAAATGTATGACGGGTTGGGCGCTGGCGGAGACCTCAACGCATTACCCGATTGGCAAAATTACTGGACTGGCGGCGGTCAATCGTCCGGCGGACTTACAGGATACAACCCTTCCTTTAATGGAAGCGGGAACGGAGGAGGAGCTACTGGTATGGAATATCTAGTGGGCGCGTCAATGGTCATCGGGGTTATAAACAACTCAAAAGGCGCCAGCGCCGCGTCAAGCGCGAACGCCGCGCAGATGGCGTTCGCGCAACAACAGTTCGACTGGCAGAAACAGATGCAGGCCCAGCAGATGGCTGTGAATATGAAACAGGTTGATAACCAGGCGGCGCAATGGGGTAAACAGTTTGATTTCAACAAGTTCGCGTATGGGAACCAGATGCAACAGTACGCGACTGGCATGGGGTTGGCGAACAACCAGAGTAAATACGGGGCCACGTTGTCAAACCTCGCCAACAACTACGCCTGGGGGGAAGACCAGATCGCCAAACAGTACAACGCAAAATCCATCGCTGAATACGATAAAGTACGGGGGTCGTATGAAGAAGCCGGGATGTCTGCGATGGCGCGGTTGACCGACCTGATGACTGGGAAAACCGACCCGATGAACACGACCGCCCATCAGTTGCGGCAGAAGAAGGTTCTGGACGCGGTGAACAACCGCGCCGCCGCAATGGGGTTAGGGAATTCCAGCCGGGTATTAAAAGAGACTGCGGATTATACCGGGGCGATGGCTGTAGACGATTTTAACAATCAAGCGGCGATGGAAAAAGCGATAGCTTACGGCGGGATGCCGTTTGGGGCCCCATTACAGATGGCGCGGTATGGCGGCGTGACCGACCCTAAAAGGTCAAACGCGGCTCTTAAAGATTACTTGGCGGGTCTTAGTAAAGCGGATAGGGAAGCTTACGATCTCGCGGCGTTAGCGCGAAGCCAGATGAATTCGCTTGGG